GCGCGGATGGCGCGAAGCTCGGTTAGAAGTTCGAGGTGTTGTTCGGTGGTCATAAAGTTATGGCGTGCCTTTCATGGCGGCGTCGATGGCGGCGCGGATTTCTTGGCTTTTTAGCCAAACCAGCACGCGCCCGTCGTGCGAGTAAATGTCGTCGGCGTTGCCCCATAACCAATCCAGCCGCGCTGTGTCAGCCTCGGCTTTCTCGGCGCGGGCAATGGCTTGCGATAGCGGCGTGCCGGTGGCGTGGTTGGTCGCGCCTTCAAGGTAGTGGAGACGGTCGGCTTGGTTGCCGATCTTGGCCGTCAACCGCTCCACCTCGGCGCGGAGGCGGGATACTACCGACGCGACCTCGTTGGGAACACACTCCAAAAACTCAACGCTAACGTCCGTCGTGCAGCACCCTCCATTTCTGAGAGCAGCGAGGATTGCAGGGAACAGAGCGCGAAGGCGGGTGTTTTCTTCAAGCACAAACCTTAGCCTTTCGGCTCCCGTTGCATTTACGCTAAGTAGCTCCTCGCACTCCGCTTTCGCGGCGGCGAGTTCGGTTTCGAGCTTCGCGCCCTTTTCGATCAGTAGGTTTCGATTCTCTTTTTCGCGGGCGAGTTCGGTTTCGAGTTCGCGGGCGAGGTCAACCATGCGCTTGTAGGTCTCCGCAGAGACGCGGTGGTTAGTGATAAGTGGAGTTTCCTCGTCATCCGTGCGCGGCGTGGCGGTGGGCGTGCTCATCGTGAATCCTCCTTCGTCGCGGCGAGCGCGTCTTCAACGTATTGGCAATAATAGCTCTGTTCGTCGTGCCGACGCTCCAGCGCAGAGCGCAGCACGCGCACCTTCTCGCGCTCGGCGGCGAGTTCGGTTTTGAGGGTGCGGGCGAATGATGCCCATACAACCTTTTCTCCGGTTGCGTTAGTCCATTCTTGGTTATCTGTGCGTAAACTAGTGCTCATTTGCTGGCCTCCTTCATAGCTCGCAGGCGTAACCGAGGTTGTCCTCTCTAATTTGCTTCTTCAACCGCTCCACATAGGCGCGTTCGGCGCAAGCGCGGGCGTGGTCCTTAGCCGCTTGCTCCCAAATTGTGCCATTCGGGTCGCGCAGTTCGCAGCCGTAACTGCGATTGTCGTCCTTGATTTGCTTCTTCAACCGCTCCACCTCGGCGCGGAGCGTGACCTGATCTTCACGCAGCAATCGGATCGCTTCGCTCCTGATAAACGGTGGTCCGCCTGCGTTTCTCAGGTCGGTGCAAATCGTGTTGAGTTCTTCAACGACCGTGCGCGTTTGGGTGTGTAGATTCTTTTCGTCGGCAAGCTCGGCGCGGAGGCTGTCGCGCTCGGCCGCAAGCGCGGTGAGTTCGGCCTCAAGGTCTTGGCAGTGGTGAATCCGCGTCTGCTGGCCCTTGATGAACTCGTGAACGATTTCGGGCGTGCCGCCCCAGAGGTTGAGCACGGACCAGTCGGCGAGTTCGGCCTCGGCTTTCTCGGCGCGAGCGATGGCTTGCGATAGCGGCGTGCCAGTGGCGTGGTTGGTCGCGCCTTCAAGGTAGCGTATCCTATCCGCTTGGTTTCCGATTTTGGCCGTTAACCGCTCCACCTCGGCGCGGAGGCGGCGGCGGTCCGCATCGGCACCAAAGCGCAGGCGTTCGGTTTCGGCCAGTTCGGTTTCGAGGATGCGGGCGAACTCAGGCCAAACAATATCCACCCCGTTCATTGGATAGAGTGCCGCGTCCGTGCGCGGCGTGGCGGTGGTGCGCGGTGTGGGTTGATCGGTGGTCATTTTTTGGAGAGTGCAGCCTTGGCTTTGTTTCGAGCCCAGTTTCCTACGTTTTCGAAGCCCTTTGCGTTGGCGATTTCTTCAAGAGTTTTTCGGTAACAATCGCTTTCACGTTCGAGTTCTCTCGCAAGTTTTATGCGTGCTTGCTCGACATAGTAATCATGAGGTCTCGTCTCATACATTTTTCGTTCTGAGGCATCCGTGCGAGGAGTCGGCGCAAGGGTGCTGGATTGGTCGAGTGAGTTCATTTTTTGGAAAGTGCCTTGACCCGCACGCCGTAGCCCTTGGTCGCCTGCTTGAGATGACCTCTCGGACCGCCGTTGTGCACGCGCGCCAGCACCTCGACATCGCCCGCCTTCCACGCCGCCGGAGCGTAGCGCTTGAGGTAGGCGGTCGCGACGCGCTTCGAGTATTCAAGATCCGCAACGCGGCTGTAATCGCCCGCAACGCGGCTGTCAGCGTGGTATGCGCGGTGGATCTGGAGCGGTCCCAGCGCCTTGCCGTTGTCGCCGATGATCGGACCGGTGCGGCCGGAGGTCTCGACGATGTGCAGAGCGCGGAAGAAGCTATCAGGTGGAGCGGCGTGCGCGGTGGCGCAGAGCGCGAGGAGGAGAGCAGCGAGTTTCATTTGGTGAGTTTGGCTGCGTTGCGCTTGGCGGTCTCGACCTGGCGCTTCGTGCAGCCCGCGCCGATAGATTCGGCGAGAGCGATTGCGCGGTCGGCGCGAGCTTGATCGGGCGCGGTGATCGCGAGGATCAGCGCGTTTGTGAGTGCGGTGGTCGGGCTCATGCGCGGAAGATCGGAGCCATCGAGTATTTGCCGAGCGCAAAAACGTATTCGCCTTGGTCGTCGGTCATTACCTTTTTGCGGCTCACGTTGCCCTGCTCTTTGAGGGTGACGAAGGAGCCTTTGCGCTCGATCACTTCCACCGAAAAGATGCAGCCGTAATCGCAAACGCTGCGAGCCTTGAGGGTTTGTCCTGCTTGAATCGTGTTGGTCATTTTTGATTTTGTCGTCGGGTTAATTCCCTCCGATGAGAAAAACATACACATCCGCCCCGCGATGTGAAGAAAAATGTGCGATAAATCGCACATAGAAACCGAGACCGCTAACGCTCAACAACTTACGTGCGCTTCTTTTTCCTATACCAGACGTAATGGTAGGCCCGTGCGCCTTGGTTTTTCGTGCCTTCGAACTTTTCGAGCACGCCTAGCTTCAATCCTCGGCGCAGACTCTTTCGAGCCTGGCAGCGAGAAATTTTTAGTTTTGCCGAAACCTCCGACGAGCAGAGCCAGCCCGAGCCCGGTGGTCGGATTTCCTTTTGAACCAAAAGCGCTTGCAGCTCGTGCGCCCAGTCGTCAGCCGCCGTAGGTTTTGATTTCGCTGGCTGCATAAAATTGACCGTTGATTTTTCGTGTCTGGAAAAGCTGATACGTTCCGTCTGGAAATAAAATACCGTAGGCCCAGCCCTGCGCCCAACGTAGTTTACCGGTCTTCTTATTGATATAGTCCATGTCCTTTCGACAAAGACACCCGATGCTCCGCGCCTCGGCCGGTTCGCGTGCCGAGACCGGAGCAGACTCGATCGTATGAACGTGCCCGAAAATGCAATTGCGGTAAATGTTCGCGTGCATCCGGCACGCTCCGACGCCCGCGTGGTAGCCGTGAATGACCGAGAGCTTCCCAAGATCGAGCACGCCGAGGTCGGAGTCGTAAGGCAGCATTTTTGCGCCGGACTTTTTCACGATGGATTCAAGCCGTTTGATTCCGTCCCGCGCATAATCGCGCATCATGCCCGTCGCGCTGTTCTGGAAATCGTAAATCCGCTCGTCGTGGTTGCCGCGCAAAAAGTGCTTCGACTTCCCGCCGTCAAAAAAGCGCCGCAGGAAATCGGCGCCGCCCTCCCAGTCCTCGGCAAGTGACGCGGCCTTTTCATCGTCGCTCGCGCCTTTGCGGAGATTGCGGAAATCGAAGTTGTCGCCCGCGTGAATTCTGATCTCCGGTTTCCAGTCCGAGATGAAAGACCAAAGCGCGTCAACGCTCGCAACGTCCGCCATGTCGCCGTGATTGTCGCTGACGACGATGAAGCGTTGCGCGTTTTTGGTCATTGGACGAAGTGAATCGTAAAGCGCCGAGAGCCTGCGGAGATGTTTGAGCCGTCAATGGTCGCGGCTTGAAAGACCGTGTCGTTCGAGTTGTTGCCCGCCGCCGCGTAGTCGTGCGCGATGAGCAGGTCGTTCGCCGGGTCAACGCACGAGGCAAGCACGTAGTTTTGTGTCGTGCCGAGCGAGTGCGTAAACGTGAACGTTTCGGTCGGTGAGCCGCCTGTGAGACTCTGAACGTGCGAAAAACGATTTATCCCGAGGTTGGCGCGAGCGGCAGACGGGCTGGCGACGTCCGAGAGGTTCGAGGCTTTTTGAGCTGAGCCGGTGATTCGGGTGTCGTCGCCGGCTGCGATTGTCTGCGTCGCCGTGCCGAAGTTTAGACCGAGGTTGCTGGAAGAATTCGCGTTGCCGATGCGAACAAAAGCGGAAGCGACGCCGGAGCGATTGACTGAGCGCACGCGAACGTAGCCGACTCCGTTCGTCAGATTGTAAAGCGCACACTGAGCCTCGTAAATAATTTCAAGTCGGTTGCTCACTCCGTTGACCGCCCACGAGAAATCGGTTGCCGCATCGCTGTCTGTTATCGTGGCTTTAATCTCGTAGTGGCTGAAATCTGCTTCGGTATTTGCGGTCCATTTTGCAATGACTCCGAAGGCAAACACTCCGGTAATCAAAAGTGGTTTTACGCCGTCCGACGAAAGACTTGTTGAAGCTGGAGCAGTCGGCGGTGTCGTGCTTGCGGCGACCGTAATCGACCCGCTGACATACGTCGTCGTAATTCCAAAATAACTCTCCCCGTAAATCCGCACATTGTAGTTGGTGCCGATCTGCACGTCAGACGAAATGAAGTCCTCGGTCTGCGCTCCCTCGACTCGCGCCCACGTCAGATAAGTCGTGCTCGCCGCTGGCTTGTATTCGATGACAACCGAGCCGCCCGACTGGATGAATTCAGATGCCGGTGCCGTCCATGCGACTTTGATGCGCGGAATGGCTGCTCCGTCCGCCTGCAAAAACTGCGTGGTGCCGTCTGCGGTGAGTGCAAGATTCGTCGGAGCGCCGAGCGTAAACGGATCTGGCAACGTCGTGTTCGGCGAGTCCGGCACGGCGATTTCGTCCGAGACGGTCCACGAGTAAACCGAGGAAGCGGTCTCCCGCAGAGTCATGTCGATGAACACCTGCGGCGGCGTCCCGTCGCTTGCGAAGTTCCACTCCATAACCTCGAACACCTTCGACGACCAGCCGAGCTTTTCGTTGGTAATCATGACCGTGTCCCCGGCGCGGACCTGCATCGCTTCGAGGCGGAAGCGAGCCGAGAACGTGATTTCCTCCCGAGCGCGGCGCAGCTCAAGCACCGCCAGCCGTTGAGCGCAGCTAGGCGAGGTGGTAAACGGAAGCACAACGTCCCGAAAAAACACGTTGTTGTTGTCGGCGGTGACGTAGGTGGCCGAGCTAATCGTCGGGAAGTCCGTCACCTGCCAGTTGTTCGTCTCCGAAACGTAAACGCCTTTGACCGAGTTCACGCGGTCGCGTGCACTCGTTCGCGTCTGCACGTTAAGCGGTCCCACGAAATGCTTCTCGGTCAACGTCACCGTTGGGATGCGGTAGGCGGACGCGTAGGGAACGATGCGGCCGCCCGTGTAGGCGATCAGGCCGCCCATTGCGCTCAGGAGCTTGCCGATGTTCTCGTCGGGCGATGCGCTTGTCACGATGACGCCGTTGGCCTCGTAGCGGTTTTCGTAAACCGTCGGCGAGAGCGGAAGGATTTGAACTTGTTCCTCGCAGATGGTTGCAGCGACGCCGAAAGCGGTGTCGTCCACCTCGGCTGCGGTCATGCCCATGCCGAGCGACGTGTCGGTGAGGTAGTCGCGCAAGCAGAGCGCAGCGTTGGCGGAATAGGCGGTTGTCGCCGTGCGCGGATCAAGCACCTTCTTGCCGCGAATGACGGCGCTGATGTTTGGAATCCCGCTCGGGAATTTCTCGGCGTCCCACGTCAGGCGAACGTAAAGGTAGGCGATGCCAGAGAGCGTGTGGTCCGAGGTCCAGCGACCGTTGGCCAGAGGCGGGTTGTTTGTATCGTAAATCAAATCCGCGTCAGCAAGATCGCCGGGAACGCCGCGCTTTTTGTTGATGCGGGCAACGCCGTTGTAGAACGAGCCAGCGTCGGGAGTGTTGCTTGTGCCGGTAAGCGGCACCAGCTCGTCGTTGAAATACACCTCGTCAATCGCTTCGACCTCGTGGCCGGCGAGCGTCAAGACGATGTGCAAGTATTCGTTCTTGGTGCCCGTCGTGCTGAGGTAA